CCTCGTCGCCTCTGCTTCTGGGGAGGGTGACCTTGTTGGTAGCTATATGTACAAAGTTGTTTACGTTTCTAAGTATGGTCAGCTTAGTAATGCTGGGCCTGCTAGCGTACCAGTTACCGCGGCTAGTGACGGACAAATTGACCTCACTCGGATCCCGGTGTCGCCGGATACTCAAGTCACGGCGCGGCGGATCTACCGAACAGTAGGCAACGGATCAGTCTGGTTGTTCCTTGACGAGATCCTCGACAACGTGACCACCACGTACACGGACGTTGTAGCGGACGGTAGCCTCAGCAATGAGACAGCTCCTCAGGCCGGGGACTACTCGGACGACAACTCCGTACCGCCCAGGTGTGGCATCGTGTACGCATGGAAGAAGACGATCTTCATGGCCGGTGACCCCCAGAACCCGTACACCCTGTACTACTCTGAGGACGCTGAGTTTGAGAGCTTCCCGCTCATCAACGCCCTGGACATGGATGGGAAGATCACAGGCATCTACGAGACCTACGCGGGTTTGGTAGTCGAGACTGAGACTGGTAAATGGCAGCTCATCGGCGATAACCCTGACTTCTCGTTCGACAAGATCGTACACGGCATGGGTTGTGTTGGTCGAAGGGCTTGTGGAACTGCACGCCTGATCGGCTACGCAGTTGACCGTGACGGGCTGCGCCTCTTTGACCTCAGTGAAACAGCTAAGATCAGTGAGCCTATCCGTGACAAGTACGACACTGAAATCGATAAGGTGAACATCGAGCTAATTCACACCGTCCACAGTAAATCGAAGAACATGATACTACAGTTCAACCCCGATGGTGATGGAGACTACACCTCAATCTTCTGCTACCAATACCCGATTGACTCTGTCGAGGCCGGGTACTGGTCGCAGATCGTGACCCCCGATGCTGCCAATCTGAACTTCCTAGACGCCTGCGAGATCGAGGACGCCAACGGAGACTTCCAGATCCTGGCCGGTGGTGCCGACGGTATGATCTACAGGCTGTTCAACGACAACTCCAAGAACTGGGTAGACGCGGCCGGTGTGGAGTACGCAATCGATACCAAGATCCGGACCCACTACATCCGTGCTGGTGCGCTGGGTGCTGAGGTTATGCAGGCCACGGGCCGCATGGCACCTCACACAGTAGAGGTGAGGATCGGAAGCGACGATGCTTGTACTTGGAACGCTACCGTAGAGACAGCCAAGGGTATCACACAAACCCGGGCTACATCAAGCTCGGTACTCGCTATGGAGTTCGGGCTCAACAACTCTTTGATTAGACAGAGGGTACCGTCAAGTAGTTCTACGCCAGGGGAGTACGTAAGACTCACCTTCCAGAACAATCAGGCGGATGTCTACACGAAGATCCTAGCGGCTAGGTTCTACTTCAAGTCGCAGCCTGGGAACTTCTTGGAAACCGATGTCGATAATACGATAGTGTAATGGGTCGCGTACAGACGCTAGCTACAATGGCTGAGGTGCGGCTCCGGAAGTGGCCCGCAGGCAGGGTCTCTCAACTCAAAGTGTTCCTTGGCCACCTAGAGCAGGCGGTGGGTGTATCCCTCGCTGCTCAGGTGGAGCAGTCCCCTAAGCGTAAGTTCTCTGATTTCGTACCGAAGATAGTCCCGCAGGACATCGAGACTGAGGTGTCCCACAAGGAAATTAGGGTGTCTTTCGAGCCTCCTAAGGGGTTGAAGAACCTGTTGTTCTATGAGTACCAGCTCAGTGCGACCGAAGGCTTCTACAACTTCGACCAGTTCCAGTCGCCAGACACCAACTACCTCTGGCTGGGTCTGACTGAGGGAGCTACATACTTCCTCAGGCTACGGGTAGTCACCAAGGATGGAGAGGTAGGGCCCTGGTCTGACGTGATAGAGATAGAGACCCCGTTCGCTCAGGCGTATGGTTTGTACGACGGCCAGGAGAGATCGCAGAGAATCACAGCAGCAAACAACTTTGCATGGGTACCTCTATGGGAGAGAGACTACGCGGCCATTGGTGGGTTGGCGTACTACGCCATTGACTACGATGTACAAGTAGCAAGGGTCTGGGGAATCCAGGGAGCGTCAGGTAACGTAGAGTGGTCTGACCTTGAGTTCCGATGGATGGAGAACGTAGGAGCTACAGGAGAAGAGAGTGACTTCGTGCAGAAAGGACAGCAGTTCTTTACCACAACGTACGGAACAAACAGCGACTTCGGAACGTCAGGTTTCTATTCGTTTGCGGTGGGCGTATCGGAGTTCACCTCACCACTAGAGTGTCCAGGGACATGGGTCAACGCTAGGAGAGGAACCTTCGTACAGAAGTTTTCAAACATGGAGTCAAGTAACTATACGATTAGGCTTGAAGGAAGGATTACTCCTAAACGTAGAGCTGTCAATGACTTCTACCCGTATGATAGAGAGTCAACCTCGATCACATACAACCGTGACGCTCTCGTTAAGCTAAAGAACTTCAACATCTTTGAAGCGTTGGTAAAGGGTTAATAATGGCTGGGGAATTCTTAGGTAGCTTCGCAAAGTTCTTCACGAACCTGACCAAGTCACAGCGACAGGAGCTGGACAGGGCGTTCGCTGACCTACAGAACATGAAAGAGATGACCAGCTTGGATGAGTCACTCAGGTTACTGAAGCGGAAGCCAGATCAAGCACTACCAATACCTCAGCTCAAGTACACCGAGTCGGTCCGAGGTGCGATCATCGAGTGGCCAGCTCTACAGGATCAGAGAATCAACTTTTATGAGGCACACATATCGACGTTCAGTAACTTCTCAAGCTTCACTACGATCACCACGTTTGGGCAAGACATTGTACTTGAAGGATTACAATCGGCAAAATACATTAGAGTACGCGGGGTTAGACGTGATGGTACGACTACTCCATTCTCAAGTCCTCTTACTGTCACTGCCGAGCTGTTTGAAGTTAAAGCACACACTGCTGAGAGCTTTTACACAACGCTAACAGGGTACACAGTACATAATCTCCTGGGTGGAGTAGGTACAACGTTGCAGTACTCGCCGATTAACGCCGATGGTACCAGTATGGTTTGGGGTTTTCTGACCGGATATGCTAACCCCGCAACCGCCTTCTTCGGCGACGGAAAGATACAAGCCCGGGTCTATGTGTCTATCTATGATGCAACAGGCCGCTTGGTGAGCGACACTGAGTACGAACGGCTCACGTTCGGGGAACACTACAACTCCCTGAACATCGGACCGTTCCCAGTACTACACCCAGACCCCGGTGCTACAATAGCAATCCGGGTTGTCGCATGGGATGCGACTACAACTGAAACAGGAGGCCCCAGAGGGAAAGACCCTACGATGATTGAATGGTGCCACCTTAACGTCTTAGAAGTGGGAGTAGGATAATGGCTAATAGAAGAAGAAACGCTATATTTCATAGGCTTAGTAGGTTACGAGGGCTTCCGGCCGACGAGAAGATGCTGTTGCAAAGGATAGGTAACCTGTTGGATACCGCCCTCAACAACAGACAAGCATCAAACCCATACGAACCCTCCAAGAATAACCCTAATAGACTACTGTACCCTCCGACAGGGCTAGTAGCACACACAGGGTTCCAAACCTTGAAGCTAACATGGTTGGCCCCGAAGTCAGACATCCATCTCCGATACGATGTGGTGATTACTAACACCGAAACTGGGGTATCTGAAACCAAATCTACTTATACCAACGAGCTGAGGTACAAGAACGTCAACGGTTCCTATAGAGCGAAGGTCAAGTCTGTGGGTCGTAACGGCTCGTCTTCTACTATTGAAACAATCGAGTTCGTACTGGGTGGTAGCGTCATGCAGATCGAAGGGTCAAAGAACGGCCCGACGGAGGTAGGTACCATAGTTCAAGACCATATTACCATCTACGACGGGTACAGCGTCTACGTTTGGGGGTCTGTTGTACTGGACAAGTTCATCGCTGGGACAAGCAACGAGCCAGCGGTGTTCCAACTCTGGAGTATGGAGGGAGCGAACCAGACTTTCGACTCCGGTGTAGCTACACTACAACAGACAGTCACAATGTACCCAGCCTCAGAAACGTTCTCCAACCTCGATGACAATGCTCGGGGAGGTTTAATCGAACGCCCTATTGCACCGCGCACCGGGAGCTTTGAGACAAGCCAATCGGTTATGTTCTCTCCTATATCTATCACAGCCGACGCCGAGACAACTGTCACCTTCTTCCTACTAGCACTAGGTCGAGTCGCAGAGCAGGACGAGGTGAATCTATCGCTCGTCCTCTGGGGTGGTTTCGATGGGCTCGGTGACAACGTACCTCAAGACCCGTGGGACGGAGGTAGGAGTGACTTTGTCTTCCCGCACCTCAATTCTCTCAGACTCTGGCGTCGGGTGTTAGACGAGAACGACCTCTACGGTGCTACCCTTGAGGGTAGTTGGTACCTAGCCGAACAACCAAAGGAGTTTAACCTTATAGATAATGCATGGACGATAGCGTGCTGGTTTAGGTTAGAGACTAAGCATGTAAACCTGATGCACGGTGGAGCCCTCGGTGGTTACTATGCCAGCGGTAATACAATCTTTGCAAGGAGTTCATACAAAGGGCCCGGTACTGACGAGAACTGGAAAGAGAATTCGATCGAAATCTCGTTGAGTGGAGTCATCGTAGGCGGCGTCGCAGGTACGACACGTAGGCAAATAGTCAATGTTGTTGTGTATGATGCTGATGGTGATGGCAGTGACATACTCATAGCTGACTTCGATACTCAGACTTTCGGGGAGACACATAACCCCCCGGTCGAAGATAACGACGATGACGGTTACGCTTTTGGCGGCACAAACTGGCAAGCTCCTAATTATGAGTGGGTGTTCATAGTGGTCTGCTATGAAGGAGGCCCCGAGGGAGCCACCGGTAGCCCCACCCAAGGTACCGACCTCACCCCTAAGATCAGGGTGTATACTAACGATAGGCATTCTGATGACGTTAACCCCGACGATAGATGGTGCCCGACAAACGCAATGGAACACATGAATCAACGTGTTGCTGACGGTGCGTTATCTACCCGACAATACGTACCTCACGGCCTACTGAAAGAGTGTAATCAGAATATCACAAACGACTACATCTATTCAATAGGACACCATGCACCCACGCAGATGTTTCAACACGGGCAGTACTACGGTGATGATGTAGCCGTAGACAATGGTACGTTCTTTCTTCATCAGCTGGGAATGTGGAACGTAGCAATTGACAACTGGGATGGCATGGGTTTCAACCCAGGTAACGCCGAACAGAGAGACAGTTCGCCTTACTACACCCAGCCCTTCTACTGGGGAGCCCGGCACACTGACGATCCTCCCGGATTGACTGGGGAATACGGCAGACAGAATCTT